TGTTGGTCCAGCGATCAGGCCAGGGCCTGGTCTCCACCTGCAGCGGCAGCAGCGGCAGCAGCTGCGGCAGCGGCTTCAGCAGCGGCAGCTTCAGCTGCAGCAGCGGCGGCCTTTGCCTTGGCGCCCTTGGCGGCCACCAGGTTGCCGTTTGCATCGCAAGCGGCCAAGTTGGTGCCAGGGGTAAAGCCACCGGTTTTGGGGTCGTCGTTGATGTCAACGACGACGCCTTCTTCGACGAGCGAAGAGCCGATGAGGGAGAGTTCGAGAACTTTGTAAAACGCCATGGTGTGCTCCGATTACAGGACAGAGAAGCCGACGGGGTAGAACTTCTGACCGTCTTGGATGTCGAGGCCCAGGAAGCTCGTGACGGTGCCGGTAGTGTTGGTACCGACGATCACGTAGCGGGCGCCGACGTAGCGCTGGCCCTTGCTACCGATGCGGGCGTTGACGTCCACAGCGAAGCGAGCACCTGCGATCAAGCTGGCGACAGGGATCGCACCAGACGAACCGATGACGGTCACGTTGGTGGTCAACGCGGCGTCGTCAGCCGTGATGGCTTGGATTTCAACGGAGGTGCCGCCGGCCACTGCAGTGCCGATCAGGGCGTGCAGGATCGGGTACTCGGTGCCTTCGCCGATGTCGCGGTTGGCGCCCAGGTCGATCGTGTTGCTGGACAGCACGCTGCCGCTCGTAGCAATCGACTGAGGGGTCAGGGTGTTGCCGGTGATGGAACCGGACAGGAGGGTGTTGTTGTCGACGTACATAGTGATGTTCCTTTCGAGAGTTTGGTCGCGTCAAGCAAGGAAGGGGGTGAGTTGAACTCACACCCCTTGCCCTGTCTTAGACGATGCGAGCCTCGGTGTTCAAGATCTGATCCACCTTGCGCAGTGGCACGCCCAAGAAGTCAGTCCACTTGGCGGATTGACCGAACTGGTTGATCGCGTCGCTGATGCCGATGGCGTTTTGGCTCTTGTTCAGAGCTTGCACGCGCAGCATCGAGAACACGGTGCGGTTCATGTAGAACGCAGCGCGACCCATGCTCAGGTTCGGGATGCGGTCCAGAGCGCGGCTCATCAGCTTGACCAAGTCAGCGGCGCCAGATTCAGCGACCAAGTTGGCGGTGTTGATGTTGGCGATGCGCACCACATAGCGCCAGTCTTTCACGACCAGGCCGTTCTTCCACTGGTACAGAGTACGCAGGGCTTGGTAGAAGTTACCGGCGCTGTCAGGCACCGACTCTTCGCCCAGGTCCTTGTGCATCAGACCGGCTTGTGTAGCCTTGGGGAAGGGGCAGAACACAGTCTGAGGACCCCACACCACCAACCACACGGAAGTGTTGTTGGAGCTGGTGCCGCCGGCGTCGATGATGTTCTGGGCGTTACCGGCGCCAGAGATCGTGCCGTAGCGAGGGGCCAAGCCCAGGTACTGACGTGGGTCAGTAGCGGGGTTGCCGTAGAACATGGTCTGAGCTTGCAGCTGGTTCATCGCTTCGATGAAGGCGCTGTCTTCGCTCAAGCGGAAGGAGGCAGTGTTGCCGTTCAGCTTGGCCAGTTCCACGTCGATGTGGCTGCGAGCTTCCATCAAACCGCAAGCCTCGTCCACCTGAGCGGTGGTCGACTTGGACACGGGCACACCCATGTTCAGCGAGCGCCAGTAGACGGTTGGCAAGCCGGTGCGGATCACAACACGGTGACCGGTAGGCAGGTTGCCTTCTTGGAACACAGCGTCTTCCAAGATCTCGTTGGTCTGCGACAGCAGCTCAGCGACGGCGGGAACTTGACCGTTGGGGTCAAGGCGTTTGGCCCAGTCGGCCAGGGTCAATTGACCAGAAGATAAGGTAGCCATTAGGAATGTCCTTTCAGTTCATGTTCGGATACAAGCGCTTCTCGAGTGTCGATTCGGGCGTCGGGGCGCGAGAGCCTGACTTCACGAATGTGTCCTCGGAGATAGCTTTTCCGGCTTTGAAAGCGAACCGAACTACCTCGGGATGGTTTCCAATCCCGCTGCTATTCAGCAACGCCTTCAGCTCGGGTGAGCCAAAGGTGTCGATGGCCTTGCGCGCAACCGACATGTTTTGTTCGAGGTTATCGCCACCGAACTCTTTGTCAGTCTTGCACTGGTCAGCCCAACCTTTCACCGTCGCCACGTGCGTCTCGGCTTGCTTTTGCTGCATCTTCGTTGCAACGTCAGCGATGCGTTGAGCGTCCGCTTGTGACAGCTTCAGTTCCTTGGCAATCGCGCTGAACTCTTCGGCAGCTTTGCCGTCGAGCTCAACACCTTCAGGCATCGTGAACTCGTAGGCTTCAGGCACAACGGGCTCATTGCCCTTTGCTCCTTGGCCGTCTGTGCTCTGCTCGCCTGCCTTAGCCTCTGCGCCGGTGGGCTCAGTGACCGCAGCATTTGTGCCGGTGCCTTGATCTTGGGTCAGCAACGAGGTATCAGCTGCGTTGCTTGCGGGTGCTGCGGAACCGGAATTGGGTGTACCGGTGTCGCCTGCTGTCGCGGTGTCAGTAGTCATTTGGTCCTCTGCTCAGTGAGCATCGTCATGTACGCGTCGGGGTTCGCTTCGAGGACTTCTGCTTGCAGCATCAGTCCAATGTTGCGTTGGCCCTCGTTGAATGCCATCACGCTGCCCGAGTTGTTGAAGCTGGTGCGGTTCACCGCTCTTGCTCAACAGCCACCACACCAGGCGGCGGCCTCTCGGACTGCTCACCAGCCACTTGACGTCTTCAACGAAGGTGCGCCGTGCGTTCTCTGCTTTTTGCTTGAGGGCGTCGGCTTGCGTTTCGTCTTCGGCGTCGAATGCTTGGTGAGTCATGTTGCTGCGGATGATATGCGTGGGTCAGCGAGTTATCCGCACGCTCACAGTGTGCCGGCGGGGTACAGCGCGAAGATGCCGGTGGCGGTCGTGCTGGTGGCCAGGATGCGCGAGACGTTCACGCGCACGATCTGGCCAGCGGACAAGCCGGTGAGCACCGCGGTGCCGCCGTCGGCCAAGTTCACGTTGACGTTGCCGGCGCCGGTCACGTAGATCGCGCTGCACGAGCCGTTGGGCAAGTCGGCGCTGTCACTGGCAGTGACGGCGGCACCGGTGAATTCGCTGGGCTGGTCGATGCCGAGCTTGCGGAACTTCTGGGCGAAGAGTTGGTTTGGCATGGGGATGCTCCTTCAGAAAATCAGTAACAGGCGAGGATGTTGCCGGCCGAGATCGTTGTGCCGGTGGCCAGGATGCGCGTGGCGCGGATGTACTGCACACCGAACCAAGAGGCCGAGATGGTCAGTGTCACTTGCGTGCCCAGGGCCGTGATGAAAGTGATGTTGCCGGTGGCGTTGAAGATCAGCGCCTTGCACGTGCCGTTGGGCAAGTCGGCGGAGTCGTTGGGCGTGACGGCCTTGATGTCGTCAATCGGCGTGTAGTCGTTAAAGCCTTTAACGTACGGGGTTGGGGTGGGTAGCATGGGTTACTCCTTAGCCGTTGGAACTGGGGTACATGGCCGAGGCGTTCACGCTCGAGGCGCCGCTGGCTTCCATGTCGGTGAGCTGGATACTCAGGTACGGGGCGCTGTCGTCTTCGGTCTCGCCCACTTCGACGCGCGCGCTTTCGACAACGCCGAAGGCGGTGATCTTCACCTTGCTGCCTGCGGTCAGCTTGTCAATGCCCAGGGCCTTGACCTGCTCGTCGTTCAGGCTGATGCAGGTGCCGTA